TTGCGGGTTCATTGGATTGAAATATCTAGTGCTGTTTCTAACGCCGCTCAATGCCAGCATATCCGCAATCGTGTTTCTGATCTGCGTAAGCGTTACCATAGGGTTGCCGGGGCCAAGCTGCTGCATAATGGCTTGCTGAGTTTGAAACGCTTGGTTCAGTGCTGCCAGCTTTTGCTCTTCCCGGCCTGTTCCTAAACCTACGTTTACGCCGATGTCCATCGACACATTCCATGAGCGAGGATCTACAGGAACATAATCAGCGCCTTGCAAACGCATCATCTGCTCCTCCTCTACGTTTTCGTGCATAATCTTCAGCATCAACGAAAACAACTGGCGCATGCCACCTTCGGCTAGGTTTCGTGCCATGACCTCGATCTGGCCCGCTTGCGCTTGTATTGTGGCCTGCACTGCTGCTGCCGTGGTTGACTGCAGCGCATCCGGGGAAAGGCCAGTTGACGCCTTTGTTACCCCTGTCTTGTTCTCTATCTCTTGATCCATGTATTGCAGCGCGCCTAGTGTTTGACTTGCTACAACTGCTAATGGCTGAATAGCGCCGCCTTGCTTAACTCTTACAATGCTGCCGATCTCGTTATTAAGTAGATCGTCAATATTCACAGCAGAATCAAGTATCTCCAACCGGGGGCTATTGGTTAGTGCGACATTGTCCAAGACTCCACGCATCATGGCGGTGGCAGCGTCTTGGTCGTCCATAATCAAGTCGGGGATAGATCGCCCGTAAAACGTATGCGGCTCCGGATCAATTTCAAAAACCGCAAAAGGTATATGGTTGCAAGCCATTACATCGAGCAGCTTGTTGGATGCCCCGCCTAACGTAATTTTTTGCAGTGTTGGAACGCCAGTCCCCTGAATGTCCATTCGCATGTACACTTCGGTAACGGCTACCAACTTCATGCTTGGATCTCGATACTGATCCGCTTCGCTTACCTCATAGCCTCTACGCTCGAACTCTTCTACCTCAGAAAATGAGTCTGAATTTTGCAGGCCAGTGAGGTCTTCGATTTCTTCATAGTCGTAGCCCATGCCGATAAGGTCGCCAAGACGCATTTCTGTCCGATGAACGACTGCGTAGGCGTCATCTATATTCTTGGCATCTCTGTCTACAAAAAATTCTTCTGGCGGCACTGACTCGATACAGAGCTTACCCATCTCCTCATACCGTGCGACTACTAAATCGTACTGCGGCTGCTCTACATCTACTCCCTGCTGGTCTTTGGTCATTTCTACGCGGCGAGTTTCTTCCAGCACTTCTATGCCGGGATCGCTAACAACCACCTGATATTCCATTTCGTTTAAATCTTTAAACGTAAAGGTTTCTTGCTCTTCGTAGTCGTCCCAGTAGACCTTTACGACGCCACATTTTTTTATCAGTGCATCATGGAACGCATCAGAAATAACCTTGTAGCCGTTATGCTCTTGGAAGGTATAGTGCATAAACTCTGTGGCCTGCTCTGCAGCCTGCACATCCTCCGGGCCTTTCGGTATGTATTCGACTGGCTTGTCGTGTGACA